TATTGAGGATTGGATTAACTGGATATCATTTGCGATGGAATTTATTCCTGGTTTTGGAAATTTAGCATCTGCAATAGTTGATGTTGCGGCGGCTTTGGTTAGTTTAGTTAAATCTTATTTTAAAGACGATACTTTTGATAAAGCGGTTTATTTTGCGAAAGGTTCGGTTGGATTAGCACTTGCCTTTGTACCTGGTGCGGGTAATGTAATCAATGCTGGTGTTAAAAAAACTTTAAGTTGGTTATCTAATTGGTGGAAAACACTTCTTTTAAAAGTAACTGCTTTAGTCCAAAAAGGTACTATAACAAAAACTCTTGGTGATAAATTTTTAAGTGGAAATTTAAGTACAGTATTAGGTACAATTTTTACAATGTTGATGAGAACTGTAGGTGAATTTGGTAAATCGTTAGTACAAGATGGTATAAAATCAGGTATTGAAGGTGCAATTGATTTATTGAATGATTATATTAGTTTTCCTGGAATTGAAACTTTAATTAATATATTAAAGTCTCTTATAAATCCGATAGGTCAAGTTATTGAGTTTATTAACTCTTTTGAGGGGGAAATTAAAAAAATACCAACTGATTTATCAAAAGTTTAATTTTCTTTTTAGTTATTTTTTCATATTTTTAACATATGAAAAAAAATTCAAATAATTTTGTGATGGACACAGATTGGATTTTCCAAGGCGAAATTGATTCAGAACAAAAAAATTATGTCTTATTGAGTTATTTTCAAAAATTGAACAAAGATTTGGAACAAATCAAAATGTATCCAATGTTCACAGAACTGTCATTACATTTAGGGAATTTACAAACTTTACTTAATAGAAATCAAATACTTTATATTGATAAAAAATTAAAGACCAATGGTGATGAAATTTATTTATCAGATTTGAAAGTAAAAGACATTCCACAAATGACCGTTGAAGAGTTTGCAGAATATCAAAAAATTCTAAGAGATAGTCATACTAAAATATTTGATTATTTTAACATTGCTAAAGCCTTATGGTCTGTCGCATATGATTCTATAGATATACGGGTAAAAAGAAATCGTAAAAATTTACATATTAAAAATGGTTTTTTTTATACTGAAATAAATAACCAAATCCATATTTGGTCATACAAGATTAGTAAAATTCAAAAAACAATTAATCAAACAAAAATTACTACAAAACTTTTGTACAAAGGTAATGGTGATGATTTGACAATTATACAATTAATCTCTAAATTTTCTAAAACCTATAAAGATAAAAAAGAAAAAGATTGTCCTATTTTTGAAATTATATGTAATCAAATTTTTCCACTAAATGAAACTTTGTTACCAATCTTCAAAAGAAAAGTATCAACTATCATTAACCAAACAGTAAGGGATAAAAAATTACTTGAAAATGGGGTACAATAAAAAAATAAAAGTTATTGATAATAATGTTATTAGTTCGTTAGAAAATAACTTTAAAAATTTTGAAATTTTACTTGGTTATGATAGTTTGTTATTTGAGAATATTGAAACACAAAAAAAATATATAGAATATGAAAAAAAATACTCAAACCAATAACTCTATTTTACAAAAATTAAGACAACCTGTTCACATAAGTTATATTGCTGAACGAATTGTCCAAAAAGATATATTTGAGACCCAAGAAATTATTAATGAATTTGTTGAAGATGGGTTAGTTGTTGAAAGTGAGTATGGAAAAGGATATTACATGTTAAAAAAAACAAAATAATGACTATGACAAAAATTGAATACATATGGCTTGATGGTTATACACCTGAACCGAATCTAAGAAGTAAGATTAAAGTTGTTCCTAACACTATTACGGAACTTTCAGATGTTCCTGTGTGGAACTTTGATGGTTCGTCAACATTACAGGCTGATGGGGATAAATCTGATTGTATCTTACAACCTGTTAGAATATATTTCGCAGATAAAGTTTATGTTTTATGTGAGGTAATGAATCCTGATGGAACCCCTCATGAAACAAATCAAAGAGCCAAATTAGGTGAAGAAGATAAAGAAATGTGGTTTGGTTTTGAACAAGAATACTTTATTAGAGAGGGTAAAAATAAACCAGTATTAGGTCATAGTAGTGGGTCAATTGAAGGTCAGGGTAAATATTACTGTGGTGTTGGGGTTAATGTAATCGGTAGAGATATTGTTGAAGAACATATGGACCTATGTTTAAACATGGGTATTGGTATTACAGGTGTAAATGCTGAGGTAGCTTTAGGACAATGGGAATATCAAGTGTTTTCTCAGGGTAAATTAAAGGCTGGCGATGACCTGTGGATGAGTAGATACCTAATGGAGAAACTATCTGAAAAATACGGTTATTATATTGAATACCATCCTAAACCTTTAGCTTACGGAGAGTGGAATGGTTCAGGATTACACACTAACTTCTCAACTGAGAAAATGAGAAACGAAGGTGGGGAAGAATATTTCAATGCTCTATTTAAATCATTGGAGTCAAGAAGAGAAAAACATATTGAGGTTTATGGGTCGGACAATGACCTTAGATTAACAGGTAGATTTGAGACACAATCAATTAATAAATTTACTTGGGGTGTTAGTGACAGAGGAGCATCTATCCGAGTTCCAATGTCTACGGCGAAAGAATGGAAAGGTTACATTGAAGACAGACGACCAGCATCAAATGCTAACCCTTATGAAATTATCAAAGTTATTTCTGAAACTATTGATATGGCGAATGAACTAGCTGAAACTACTCATAGAATGTATACTAATGTTGAGATGAAAAATTTTGATGAGATTTCTAAAAAGTATAATGGAATTTCATCTGACGATTTACTTGAAGAATATAAAAACGATTAAAATGGTATCAGAAAATAAAGAGATGGTTAATCACCCAAGTCATTACGGAGGTGAAAACAATGTTTACGAGGCTATTAAAGTAATTGATGCTTGGGGATTAGATAATGACTTTTATTTGGGTAATGCTGTAAAATACCTCTCAAGAGCTGGTAAAAAAGATGACACAGTACAAGACCTGAAAAAGGCTATTTGGTATATTGAAAAGAAAATTGAAAAGTTACAAAAATGATTATAACATATATTGTTACGTCTTTGTTGTCTTGTATTTTATTTATGACTATACTTGTCGTTGGGAGTAAGATAACAAGTAAATTACCTAATAGTAAGTTTGCTAATTTTTGGAAAAAACACGTAATTGATGAAGCACCTGACGATATAGATTTATAAAATATGATAGAAAATTATTTAAACAAAATAACCACAGGTGATTGTTCTGAGGTGATGAAAGGAGTCCCTGAAGGGTCTGTGGATTTGATTGTTACATCACCACCCTATGGAGTTAATATTGCTTATGATGTCCATGATGATGATATGGAAATTAGTGAGTATTTGGAGTTTACTCGTAAATGGATGACAGAAGCGTATAAGGTATTAAAAGATGATGGTAGGATTGCTTTGAACATTCCGTATGAGATTAATAGACAATCTAAAGGTGGTAGAATTTTCTTTGTATCAGAAGTTTATCAGGTAATGAAAGAGATTGGATTCAAGTTCTTTGGTATCGTTGACTTGGAAGAAGATAGTCCCCATAGAAGTAAAACAACTGCTTGGGGTTCTTGGATGAGTCCGTCTAGCCCTTATATCTATAATCCAAAGGAGTGTGTCATTTTAGCTTACAAGAAACATCACATTAAGAAAGTTAAAGGTGAAACACAATGGAAGGGTGAACCTACTGTAACTGAAGAAGGTAAAAACAAGATGGTTTATAAGGATGAAGATAAGAAAGAATTTATGGAATTAGTGTTTGGTCAATGGAAATACTTAAATGATTCAAGACCAATGACTAAGGCTACTTTTAGTATGGACATTCCGACAAAGGCAATTAAAATATTGTCTTATAAAAACGATATTGTTATGGACCCATTTGCCGGTTCGGGTACAAGTTGTGTAGCGGCGGAAATACTTGATAGACGATGGATAGGTATTGAACTTTCTGAAAATTATGCTGAAATTGCTAGTAAACGAATCCAAGCGTTTGTTGATGATAAACGACAACAAAAATTAGAATTTGAAAATGGAGGTG